AGAAAAGTAGCTGATTGATCTTGGTTTGATCTTTTTTATCTTTATCCTTCCAACCCGATGTACTAGTCTTTATATCGTATACTTTGTATTTGCCAGTAGTCTTATTACGCATGATAAGATCTATACTTCCTATCATTAATACATTAGGGATGTCATCTACAACTGGATCTGTTATCTGAATCTCGATGCCAACTAACGCCTCATTCTTAAGACTAAAGTGATCTGATCTCTTCTTTTTGATATATTCAAGTATTGCTATGCCATCTTCGATGAACTCCTTAAATACCTCAGGCTTTACAAAATGTTCTCCTTTATTTTGCTCTAAAGACTCTCTATAGTTTTCTATCATGCGAGTCTTGAAGAAATCAACTAGATCCATAGAATCTGCTGCTTTTCCTGACACTGTGTACATGATATTAACGTACTCTTGGAATGCTTCATGTAGAGAAGTTCCAAACGTTAGATGAATCGAGTTCTCAAATTTCTTATGCTTCTTCACATACTGTAAATACCAGTTATGTGGACATGTCTTGTACATGCTATACTGAGAATAAGATATCGACTTTTGTCCTAGATCATACCGAATTCCATAGTCTTGCTTAGGCATCTTGTTGAGTCTGTAACTCTTTAGGGAGGAAATCTTGGTTTACATGTCCACACTTAGCACAAACAAAAGTGGGAATGGGAACTATTGCATCTTGAGGTGTGCCTGTTAGAAACTTTGATGCTTTACGAATCATGATCCCCTCAGTGAAGATCTGTCCTCGACACTCATCGCATGTGATAGCAGTTGTCTTGTCTAGTGTAACATTGAGTTGTGGAGCTTGCTGTCCACCTAATGGTTTTTGCATATTATGTGTTTAGATGAAAGTAATGAAATCTTTTGAAAGTATAAAGCTTATCTTATGAGTACTGCTTTATTTTATTGATAAGCATCGCCTTTGGTAGCGCTCCTATAGTCTTACCAACTTGCTGTCCGTTCTTAAGGAATATCAGTGTTGGAACAGATGTTACTCCATATGAAGATGACATTGTTGGATTATCTTGAGCATCTATATAACTAATATTCGCACCTGTCTCTGATGCTGCTTGTTGAGCTATTGGTTTGAATGTTACGCAAGGTTGACAAGTTTTAGTTGAGAAATAAATAATATTGATCATTTTGTTTCTAATATTGATTTAAATTTAAAATAAGATTTATGTTTTTCTACTCCAGGAATATTCCAACCATTCTCAAAGTCGGCTATTGTATGTTCTGGTTTAATATAATATTGCCAAATTGGATTTTTTATATATTTCAACCATACGCACAATAAATCTTCTAAATCCATCGGTTTCATATTATATCTTTCAGCGAGTCTCATGAAGTCCTTATACTTAAATCCAGGTTTTAGGATTTTCATCGAAGATGTTGCTGTAGGTCCTAGCTTGCAATCTGACCACTCATCTATCTCGAATAATCCTTTAAGTTTAGTATCAAGATTTACATAGTTAGCAAGATCTCCAGCCATTAGCAGATAGTGGAAATTGAATGCATGCAGATTATATTTCTTATTGTACTCATTCATCACATCTACTATGCCACCTATACTTGTTCCTGGTTTTATCTTGTCTATAATATGCTCTGCCCAAGGTTCAAAGTGATTTATTATCAAGTTTTTAAGTGGATACCTTGGAGGTTGATTTACACAACAGCTAACGAAATTGCCATCATCTGCTTTCATATACGGATAGAAATCCTTATAAGATGAATAATTTTGGAAATTCAGTAGGATCGTATTATTGTATCCATGGTTGTATTGATTTGAAGTACCTGAGCCAAATATCCTATGTGAATATATAAGGAATAGATAGTCATATATTGTCCAGTCTGGGTTTGCGATAGGTTTATAGATATCCCACGTCAGAGAATCCTTGCCCATAAAATAATCCTCAAGTAAGAAAATAAAACCTTCATACCGTCTGTCAATATTATGGAATAGATTTACATTATCTATATACTTATCCCCTGTATTGAATACTCGTTGCTTTGTGTCAATGAAGACCTGCTCTGTCTTTCTATTGATATCTATGTAATAATCCAAACACTCCAAAGCTTTAGGATTAAATCCATTTTGATCCAGTTGTATATTCATGTTTGACTTTTTCTCTTTGTCTTTTATAAGGTAAACACTTGAAGATCCTTTTGATTCTTCTGGTTCACATTGATACTCTTGTGGAAAATCTCCAAATGATCTATCGCTGCTTGACACTGGTGCTTTCATATCTGGAGCTTTGAGTAAACTTGTCCACGATACGTCCTCTGTGGATTTTATCATATTAAAATGCCTCTCATAGATATGCAAATTTGTAATAAACCAATGCATTTCTCCAAGTTTAGTATTGGTATCAAAGCAGACCTTATTCATGAGCTTAGCAAATATATATTGATCATTACAGAATCCAAACCAAAGATCAATACTTCTTGCAAATATAGTGAGATTAAGCTTGCCATCGATTATAGTAAAATTAAGCGCAACATTACAGGGAGTGTCTGAAGCATACCTCTCTAGCTCGTTTATGTCATAATGAACTACTATCGCCCTTCTAGTATTAGGACTCCTCTTGAGCTCCTGAATAGCACGGTCCAACTGTCCATTCTTGTTCCAGAAATGTCCATAATTGCTATTCACTTCAGTAGTGCCAGGGACGATCATATTATTCCATATCTTAGCTCGTTTTGCTATCTCAGTCACATCTCTATCTCCTGATAAATACCAATGCCACTCGTACTCTGCGTAGTCTTGGTTGAACTTTCTTTCTGGCTCTGTGATTATCATCTGCATCGGATTCTCTAAAGTGAATGAAGCATTGAACATTGCCTTTGTGCCTGAGAAATCCTTACCATCTTTCATGATCTGTAAGTAAAGTTCCCTGAAAGCCTCGTTTGCATTTTTAAATCTCATATTGGAAAATATCTATAAATTTTTTAAGAAATTCTACACCATCTGTCTTTCTATACTCTTGTAAGTAAATTACACGTTTTATACCAGATTGTAGTATTAGTTTTGCACAGTCAACGCAAGGACTAAGTGTCAAGTAAAGTTCTGCTCCTCCAACCGCATATCCAGATCTTGCTGCTTTAAGAATCGCATTCATCTCTGCATGTATTACTTCTGGCACAGTGACATCATATCTCTCACAGCAATTATTCATTCCTGCAGGAGTGCCATTATATCCGAATGCTATAATATTACCATCCTTTACTAGAACTGCTCCTACCTTTGAACGTTCACAGTGAGATAATGATGAAACTTCTTTTGCTATATTAAGATAAACTTGATCAAGCTTGTGTTGATTGGCCATAATATTTATTTTAGTGATTATGAAGAGCTGGTTCATCTCCTCCAGAAAGTGGAAAATCTGTATCTATTCCATCTAAAAGATGATGTAATTTATCTTTAATCTTCTCTATGAAGCTTTCATGGTGTTGATCTGAACTGCCTGATGGATGTGTCTGCGTATCTTGCATATAAATTTATTTTAGTGAGTTCCCGTGCTTCCAAATCCTCCGGCGCCGCGTTCAGTATCTATAGAATCTAATTGTTCAACTAATTCAACCCCCTCATAATTTACAGGGACTAAAATAAACTGAATGATTTTTTTCCCCGCTTCTAGTATATCATTTGTTTTACCGACATTGAATACGTGGATATGAATTTCGCCTGTATAATCTTCATCTACTATCTCAGCGCCCTTGATAAGTTTATTCTTTGTTGCCACTCCGCTTTTATTTGCTGCCATCAACATATAACCCAGTGGTACATTTGCTTTGATACCAGAAGGAATTAGTATATCTTCTCCAGGCCTAAGTATTGTACACTCAAAATCGTCAGGGATAAAGAAATCAATGCCAGCACTTTTACTTGTGCCCCGTATTGGAGTTTTTACTTTACGCGTCTTAATAATTTTCATCTATTTTGTTTTATCGTAATCCTCTTTGTAGTGTTCTACCATTGCTGTGAGGTATGCTATGGCGTCTAATACATTATCATATTTCTTTGAATAAGATTCTCTTGATAGCTTTAATGAGACCATGCAAAGATACATATCTTTTGCCGTAATCTGCTTACCCGTCATATTAGAAGCTAATGTTGCAGCTATCTCCATGCTCTCTTTCATCGGTCCGTATTTTCTTCCAGACTCTTCAGCTCTGCGATAGACAATGTCTTGCGCGTGTTCAAGTATATTTAATCCGTTGTTCATAATAGAATATAACGATGTTTTACTGATTAGGAAAGTATATCTTGTAAGTGCGGATAGTACCGTGGTTTTAAGTGTACTGACGCCTTTGATTCCAATATCTCTAGCATTGCTGAGCCATCTTCGTCTATCCAATTCTCTGGCCATGATATGAAATTTAATCCTGATTCTGCGATGATATCATTTGCTATTTTTCTTAGCTCCATCCTTTGTTGACGTGATCCAAAGAATGGTTGCTTTTTATAAAGTCCTGTACCTGGGATCTTACGTGATTCATGTTCTACTGGAAGTAATTGTACTAGGGTTGGATTATTGAGTCCTTTGGCGAAATTAATATACTTAGTGAATAACTCCTTTGTGGCTGAGATAGGATCTGACTGACGAGCCAAGTGAAATCGAAGATCTATATTGGCGAAGTAGAGCACTACATTTCCAGGTCTGATCTTATTTATAGCTTGAGCATTTGCATGTTTTAGCCATCCAAATAGAGTCTTGCCAGGATTGAAGCTAAGCGCATATCCAGGTCTCCAAACTGATAGCGAATGAGAATCACCTATCACAATATTTGGGTTTGGTTTTGAAAAGTAATCAACAGCTTTATTTGGATACCAAGGCCAATGTGTAGTTTGTATCTTGATTCTATTATTGAATTTAAGGAAATCAAACGTCTTATTAATAAACTCTATCTCTCCTTCGTACTGCGATATTGCTGTCATCTTCTCTGTGTGGATTGGACCAGGTCCACCGGGGATATTAAAACTACCGTCTGTAAAATTTACTCCTTCGCATATATAGAGCTTTTCATATTCCTTCCACGTATTGGGATTTGGGTTTACGTCTATCACGTCTTGCGGATTTAGGTCTTTGACCATCTTTGTGCAGATGAGTCCATACCCAGACCCCTGAGAATTCATCCCAGTTCCTATATTACCCATTATTGATATTAGTGCTGATTTCATAACTATGTCTTTTTATAAATATTTTACATCATCCCCTGCATTCCTGAAAGCCCGTCTCCAGAATTTTCTTCTTTTTCAGACTTTTTCTCAAGGACCACCGATTCAACAGTCAAAATTGTACCAGCAACTCCAGATGCATTCTTGATCGACGATGTAACTACTTTTGTAGGATCCAAAAGTCCCGCCTCTATACCATTGACTATACACTTATTCTTTGCATCGTATGTAGTAAACTGATCATCCTTTTGATTTATGTCATGTAATATTTCATACCAATTATCCATACCGGCATTTGAAAGTATCCTCTTAAATGGCTCATGACATGCTTCTTTGATAATATTAAAACCAATCTTTTCATTCTCTTTCCAGTCTATCGTCTTACTCTTCATTGCCGTGATCGCCTTTATTAATGCCACACCACCGCCAGGAAGTATACCATCTACCAATGCAGCCTTTGTTGCAAGTAACGCATCTTCTACTCGATCTTTCTTTTCTTTCATCTCGATCTCTGAATTGCCTCCTACGTTGATGATAGCCACACCTCCTATGAGCTTCCCAAGACGTTCTTGTAGTTTCTCCTTTTCAAAGAAAGACTGCGCCTTATCTATCTGGTCTTTGATCTCTAATGATCTAAATTTGATAGTCTCTGCGTCTCCTTTGCCATCTACCATCGTCGTGTCTTCCTTGCTTATTGTAGCCAACCTTGATTTTCCTAAGAACTTATCCATGTCTTGGGGCGTTATCTTTTCAAGTTTGTGCCCTTTGCTCTTTGACATTACCGTTCCGCCAGTCAGTATCGCCATGTCCTCAAGAAGTAGTGTACGTCGATCACCAAAATCTGGAGCTTTCACTGCACAAACCTTTACCACGCCTCTCATCTTATTAACGATCATCAATGCTAGTGCCTCATCTCCATAATCTTCTGCTATAATAAGGATGGACTTATTCTCTGAGTTTGCTTTCTGGAGGAATGGTATGATCTCTGTAGCTGCATTTATCCTGCCATCAAATAGCATAATATAGCAGTCTTCTAGGACCGCTGTCATCGTGGTATTATTTGTCACGAAGTATGGACTCTTATATCCTCTATCGAATTGCATTCCCTCTACGACCTCTAGCGTTGTCTCTCCAGTCTTTGATTCTTCTATAGTGATTAGACCCTCTCTGCCAACTTTATCTATCGCTGCTGAGATCAATTCACCCACTTCAGTATCATTATTGCCTGATATTGTTGCTACTTGTTTGATCTGCTCTTCTGTGCTTACATCAACTGAAGATTTCTTTAGCTCTTCTATGACCATTGCGACCGCCTTATCTATACCAGCTTTTACTTCAACTGCATTAGTGCCTTGGCGTATTTCTTTCATGCCCTCTTGGATCATCTTTGTTGCAAGCAGTGTAGATGTCGTTGTACCATCGCCAGCCTCATTTGCTGTCTTTATAGCTACGCTCTTAACCAATTGAGCGCCCATGTCTTCGACATCATTCTCTAATCTCAAAAAACTTTTTGCGACGGAAACTCCATCTTTCGTGGCTTTTACTTCACCATTTGGTTCACGTATTAGCACCATTCTTCCTCCAGGTCCTAATGTAGAGGACACTGTCTTATTTAATTTCTCAATACCAGCAAGAAGCTGCTCTTTGAGTTCTGTTCCGAAAACGTTATTTGTTGTGCTCATATTATCCTAATATTGCTAAGACTTCTGTCTCTTTTGTAATGAA